TGTTACGAATTATGACCATGCTCTTAACCTATAAAACCCTTCAATCTTTTTAACCCATGAAACATCATCAAGCCGTGACACGATCACGCCCTGCCGACAACAATGAATGAACCGCCTGTTGCTTAAAACTATGCCCGCATGATTAGCGATCCCCTTTGAGTTAACAAACAAAATGCCGTCTAAAACCTGTGGATCGCTCACCTTCTCCCAATCATGGGCGTAGTTATCCTTAAAGTAATCTTTGCCTTTAATCCCCCAAACTTTGCTGTATTCCAAGTCCTCAACATCAAAAAGACTGACTCCTAAGTCGGCGTATGCCAATTTAAGAAAGCCCCAACAATCGAGCCCCTCCATCAAGCGTCCTCTGTGCCGATAGGAAACGCCGAGATATTTCTCAACCATGCGTTTCTCTACATCACGTAAATTCGTCTTGATGGCACAGACGGAAACGCCCCGAACCGATGGTAATTCTCCAGCAGTTTGCACCGCTGTTTCGTCTTGTTGCATGCGCTCTCTCCTCCCACATACCCGCACTCCGTTGACTTGAATTTCCAAGCGCAATAATTTCGGGCATACCTGCGTGCGGGCAAATCCACACCCAACACGTCAAACTTGCCGGTCAACGTGAACTCAACGTTCTTTTGATCAGCCGAGTAATTGTCGATATAAAACACGTCATCCATATGAGCGTCCGGATCCGCCAGTTGATCAGCCCAAACCATACGAATAACGACCTTCTTGCTCCTAAAATCAAACTGCTCTAAATAAAGCTGAATAAGCCGTGAAACGTTACCGAGCCTCACCTTCACCTGTTCAATCTGACCCTGATTGTTCTCCGCTATAAACTCATGCGTTATAGGAAATTTAGAGTAAAGCACACCGTCGTACGTAACATCCTGATCAAACCCAGCCAGACGCAGATCATTAACCCCGTCATACGCCTCAAGCGTGTAAAGGAATATCGGAGCATTTTCCTGCTTCGCCTTTTCTTCTTTAAACGTTAGATCAACATCTCTGGGCATTACTTCACCTCTTGCAAATCAAACTCAAAGTCATAAACCTCGTGCGCTTTCATAGTGAACTTAAAACTGTCTTCCACAAATCGCACTGAATACTCAACCAAATCATTCGGGTTCGTCCAAGTAAACGCCATGAACGCCCCGTATTTGCTTTTAAAAAACTCCCGCACCGACTGCATGTCAGCCTTCACCCGGCTGTTAAATCTCAGCCGCCACTTACGTAGCGGAGCCGCCCATTTTCGTCTGCGTTGCTCCGCACCGCTCTCGAACTCCGAAATAAGCGTCTTGTACTCCAGCGTTTCCTCAAAAACAAAATCCGGCAAATACGTGAAATCACTCATGTGTAACTCCTGATCACCGAACGAATCTTGCCGTTGTTATAAATGTCATCGGCGATAGCGTTTGATAACATCTTGCGATTTCTCCACACGTCCTGTGCGTCCCACGCCTGAATAACCTGATTGACGTTGATAGTGATCCCATCGCCTTGGATAGATTCGCCGTTATTGAGCGCCCGTAAATTATCCGACCCACCTACCGCTCGCATCCCTCTGCGGGAAAGCACTCCCTCGCCTGTCTGCGCTATGATCGGCACCTCATCGGGGGCGAGCCCAGAATGCGCACGGATAAACGCCCGGTTGCGCCTTTGAATGGTACCGCCCTGATGGAACAAACTCGCCACTGGCACACCGAATATCGTGCCGCCAGCGCCTGCCATAGCGGTAAACATCTTGATAAGCAACAGCTTCGCCAAGATGTTTGAGATCATCTGCAAGACCGCCCTGCCGAAATCTGCGAACACATCTTTGATACTGCGAAGTTCTCCAGTAAATGCCTTAAAGAAAAAGTCTGAAAAAGCGTTCTGCATATTCCGAGCGGATTGTTTAGCGAACTCCTCCATGGCGTTAAATTGTTTTCCTGCTTCCTCAGCACCCTTGCCAACCTCTTTCGCCACGTTCTTCAATATCTCGGCGGTTTTATCGCCAGTGTCTTTAACCTTGGCGAAAACAAGGTCATACTGGGCAATCGCCTCTTTTGCGCTTTCCTGAGCGGCAAGATTAAACGCCTGTCTCGCCTCCTCAAGCCCCTGAGTGAGTCCATCAACATTGAACTGGATCGTGTTATCCTCTAATGACTGCGAGAACCGCTCTACCTCAGCCGCCGCCTGCCTATACGTCTCACCAACTGAACCGGGAAGTTTTCCCAAGAGTTCATAAAATTTAATGAGCGGCACCATGAGCTTCTGAAAAAAATCTGTCCCAAACTCTAAAAGTCCGTTAAGAGCGCTAATGATTCCCTGAATAAACGCCTTCACAGCGCCAGCCCCGTATTCAAGGATCGTGAACACACCTGTCACCAATTGGTTGGCGAATCCTTGAAGAAAGCCGAGTACCTGCCATAACATCTGACCAGCCGATTCCATGAAATCGTTCCATTTGGATTTGAGCATCTGAACCTTTTCGTAGCTGGTCATCAACTCAAGGTTCACCGCTTCAAGGTGTGACTTGCTTCTCTCCAAAATGTGATTGGCGAGCGCCTGCGCCATGTAATACTTCTGCACTTCTTCGGTAGTCTTACCCGTAGCCTTTGCGTATTCCTCAGCCGCATCTTTAAGCGATAATTGAAGCCCATACGACCTACGCAGTGTAGTGACCAATCCGCCGGTGACTGCGCTTGATATATTTTGAAACGCTTCTTCCGTGGTCGTGCCAAATATTCGTGCCTCCACCCGAGCCTGCCGCATGAGCGCCGTGACCTGATCCATATTTAACCCCTGTGCCATAAGAGCCGAGGCTTTATCCGCCACGTTTGAAAAATTAACCGTCTCATTCGACGCTTCCATTAACGCTTTTTTCATCTCCCGAGAATTGATACCGACACTCTCGGCCATGCGTTTGAAACTTTCCTCTATCTGCTGGGCTTTCGCTCCCATTTCCATAAGATCCCACGCCTTGCGAAGCGCCAAGATGCTCGCCGTAATAGCGGCGGTAATTGCAAGCCAGTTCTGCTTCCAAGAATTGGCAAACCTCTGCAAGTTGCCACGCACGCCCTCAAGACGTTTCGTCGCTTCATCACGTAAACGCAATATGATTGACAGCTCTTTATTCGTCATCGCTTAAACCGATTCCTTCTTTTTTCCCGCTCAAGGTCAATCGCCTGAAGCTCTTTCTCAATGACCTCAAAAGCGTCCAGCATCTTTGCCGACTGCTCAATCCAACTGCCATCGTTCGGCAAATAGCCCTGCTTATAAAACTGAAATGCCCTTAAAAAATTCGCCGACTGTCTCGTGACGATTTTAAAAGGGCACCCTCGATATTGCTCGCCGTATAGTTCCCAGACTTCCTGTCCGGGCACTTCATACTCGCATTGAATCTTTCTCCCGCTTAAACAACTGCGGCAGTTCATGGTGAGGTCGCCCAGATGAACCGCCACGATCAGTTTTTTTGTTCGCCCTCCGACAGTTTTGATTCGTTCAGAATCACTTCCGCAAGCTCCTGCCTTAGCTCGTTTGGCAACATGGCGATTATCCTATCCGGAACGACATTCCTCATCTTGCCTGCGTAATGAACTGTGTCGAATTTAAGCTCAATCGGCTTCTTGGTCTGCGGATCAAGGAAATTGTCCATACCTTTGAGTCCAAACTTAATCGCCGTGATCTGCCGCTTGTTCCAGTTAAGCCGCACCTTCGCCTTATCGTTGGGATTCGTTGAACTCATCTCATAGGTACTGCTTTCGTCATCAACTTCAGCCCTTAATACCGGATCCAATATCCCGATATGAAACACCGTTGGATTTTCTTTGTCCGTGTCCAACTTGGACACGTGCTCTCGTGTAGCGTTAATATCAATACCTGTTAACATGGAACACCTCCTGTTTTATAAAAGTAATATAGCCAGTTCGTCATCGCCGGGCTCCATTGACCCGGTCAAATCAAACGACGTCTGCGCCAGTTGAATGCCGTCACGATCACCGTCATCGACCTTGTTGTAAATAATCCCGGGAGCGTAGAATCTGAACTTATTGCCTTCAGTCTCGCCATAAGCCAGATCAACCGCCATCGGCGTATTGCCAAACCACTTCGAGAAGAAGTCATGCGTGGCGACCGGAACCATCTCAGGATTAAACGATCCCTGCATGTCACGGCCAGTGATCATGAAGGAAAGAATCCCTTTTGCGTCATCGATCTTGTCCTTTGATGCGAGCGTATTGGCGACATCAATTTCCATCTCGCCGATATTAAGCGAAACGCCATCGCAAGACATCACGGCGTTTAAAAGCACCGGCGGCACAGTAGCGTCAAAACTGACACCCGTCAGCATAGGCACATCCGCAACACCTGACTCAACACCTTTAAAACTAAAATCCAATGTCGCTGGTTCTCCGATCTTAAAATTAAACTTTACTGTTCCCCGACACCCTTTAAGGACTTTTCTGATACCGTCCTCAAACAATCCCATTGTCAACGAAATCACCGAACTGCTAATCGGCTTAATCTCAAAACCTGCGTTTGTGGGATCCGCTGTCGCTGTTGACGTAGCCCCTGACGTTTCGCCCGTTATAACCTCACCAGTCTCGAATGTTCCGCTTAAAGCGACAAAGTACATCGTAGTCGTTCCGTTAACCGTCTTTACAACCACTCTGCCGGTCGCCCCCGATGTCTGACCAGTTATGGTTTCACCATGCAGATAAGGCCCTGAGGTAATCGCTCCAATCGATATCTTCTTCAAATTGTTAGAGGCGAACCCGCATGCCTTAATTAAACGCAACCATTCCGGTTCGATGGTCACTGAACCCGAACCTTTAAGTTCAACACTAAAATCAATCCCCGCCGAACGTTTACCAGCCAGCTTCCCCATTTTTGTGAGTGATGCCCGAACCGGATCCCGCTGGTACATCTGCGGATCGTAACTCGCCTTTGGCGAGAAATTGACCAGAATGCCTGCGTCAGCCGCCAAGAGGGTTTCCGCAGAACCCTCGACAGCCTCAATCTTCGCCGCAAGCTGGCGTTTTCTTATAAGCATTGACATCTCAATCCCTCCTTATTAATTCTTTGCCGTTGGATCAAACCGTAAATGACGGTAACGAATCCTTAACTCCATAATGATTCCAGCGTATGGTTGCGCCTCTGTTGTCTCAAATGGGGTTGTTCCCAAAACATCCGTATCGATTGCGTCTCCGCCACGAGTCGAATCCAACAAAATCGCTTTCTTAATATCGCCCTGCAATCTGTTTAAATACGTGTCTGTCGGCACCACATCGTTCTCGTCGTTAATAAAAAACACGTCTAAATAAACAGCCAACACGCATTCCTCAAACGGATGCGGCGAACTCGTTTCGTCTTCATCGCCCGGACTGATAACCGCCATCGGCATATCGACCATGCGGTTGCCGTGCATTGACCAACGCTGAACCGTCTGCGGCGTGAAATCAAAGTTGTATCCATTAGCGATCGTAACCGCCTCGATTGTGGTCTTTATGTTTTGAAGTATTCTCTCTCTTACCGTTTCCATTAAATCTTCCTCAATGCATTGGCGATTGATTTATTTAAAATATCGATGCGGTAATTAACTAAGCCGTCCCACGTACGGTAAAATCCAAGCCGGGGTTTTATCCTCACCTGCCGTTTTAAGACGTAAAGCGGCAATATTTTTGCCGCCCGTTTTGTCACCCGGGCGAGAAACGTCTCACCTTTCCACCGCATCGCTCTGACGTTTTTTAATTCTTTTGGGCGTTTATATCTGGCTCTAAGTTTTCCAGCGGGCGTAAACATCTCACTACGTGCCGATAAAGGCACTGCCAGCCGCTTGCCGCCCGGGTCTCTTACTGTGCCGCCTGTCTCATGAAGCTTGGCGATCTTTGACTCGGTAAATATTTCAATTCCCATACCCTCGATTTCAGGCGACACGAGACAGACTCGCTTGAACGTGCCAAAAAGTCCATGACCTGACGATCCTCGCACGCCCGGGGGCCCTTGAAGCTGTTGCTGTCTGAAACGCTTCAGGAATCCCTTGCCTATGCGATCCATACCATCCGCAAGCTCGAATTTAAGCACCCGGGGAGCAATCTTAATCGCCCGCTCAAGCGCACGTGTATCAATCTCTGTGGTTAATTGCACCATACCTACCACCCCACCAAGAGGTACCACATAC